CCGTATAACTGGAAAACTGAATTATTCTTCCGTTTCCTCTGCAGGATTCTCTTCCTCTGTTTTCTTCTTCTGGGCTTTCTTCGGTTCTTCCGTCTCGATTCCCAGCATCCTTTTGAAAAAATCAGACTGTTTAACTGCCTCCGCAAATGCATCGGTAATATCGAACATACTTCCTCCACCGAGGATATGCTGTGTAACAACACGTTCAGCTTCGGCACGATCACATTTCAGAACTACGCAAGTGAACGCCATAGCAATAAGTCATCTGACCTCTCGAAAACGCTTCGGTAATAGAAATCCCCTGGCTTTCCATGTGTGTATAGTCACCGAACTGTAATTCCTGGACATTGTATGTTTTGTTGTTGATTTTTACTTTAACCATATCGGTATCTCCTTTTTAACTAAAAAATAGGAAGCCTGTTACGACTTCCTATCCTGATTTTTACTGCATATTACCCAGCAAACTGAGTAGCAGCATCCTTATTGTAAATTTCTGTAGATGGCAAAATAGAAATGGTCATTTCTCTCGCTCCATTCACAGCACCCTCGTTTACAAAAACGTCATGCTGCCCTTTCCAAGAGAACTTTCCGTCTTTTCCATCTGCGCCAAAATCAAGTTCATAAACCTGATCTGTATTGGCTGTTTTCTTGATAGCATCAAACTTTTCCTTGTTATAGTTACAAGTAAACTGCATTGCGCTTACTGACTGTACACCAGGAACAAATGTCTGTGCATTATCTTCCAGATCAGTTGTTTCGATTGTTTCTCTTTCTCCACCTAACTGCGGATAGCTTTTGATTTTGCATAACTGTGCAAGAGCTGATGCAGTAGCACCGGCTTTAAGTACAGTGTTAATTGTGCTCATTCCAGCTGACATATTATCTTCCTTTCTACCGCTAACTACCAGCGGTCAGCGAATACCTCCAATTGGTATCCGGTGCAAATTTAAAATTTCTCTATTTCATTCACTGATGATACAAGACGGTTAAATCTTGCCACAGTGCGATAAATGTTTGTATCTGATGCATTATCGACAGGTTTCGGACCGTATGATCGGATGTAACCCATCTGTCGCATAGCATCACAACATTGATTTATGATATTCCTTGATTCCGTGATATTTTTATTGGAATAACACTGAATCTCAATTACTGATTTCACAGCGTTCTCACTGTTTTCCAAGTCCATGCAAGTATCTTGATTATCAATCTGAACAACTGATACTGCCGGAAATGACGGAGGGGACTTGCTGGAATAGTTTGATACATTCTTACAAGTTTCTGCCACATAGGTTTTTATGTTGGTCAGAACTCTATTTGAAACGTCAATCATCTCCAAACACCCTCCTTGCAATCCTTGTAATTGTTTCTATGTTCCTTAATTCTGATGCCGTATTATACATGAACGGACGGGACGGCATACCCTTTGTCCAATGCCATTCTCCATTTTTGAAATAAAACCATCCTTTTTCGCCATGATTATTTACGTCATACTTCCAACCAATAATTGAAGTATCTGGATGTGGATTTTCTGATCCAACAATTCCAGTACCAAACTCAACGAATTTCGCCCACTGGCAAGCCGTATAAATGACGTATTGGGAACCATTGTAAATAATGTCACCCGGTTTCAGGCTCATACTGTTCAATAACTCACCAGTATAGATTGCGTCCTCACTCAAAATATTGGTTTTTGCAATCGCAACGCCCTCTTCGGCTAACTGCCTGGTAAATTCATCACATTTATCATTCAGACTTAATCTGTACTTTCTCACCTTTTCAGCCAGCTCACGGAAACTTCCTGGAGATAACTTAGCTGTGTATCTAGGCATTTTTCTTCCTCGCTTTTAATGCAATAACCAGTCCATTTATTCCATCTGCAATACCGGCAACAGTATAATCAGCAGAATCCTTATCCACTGCACCATCTGCATTCAGAACCGGTTCAGATGTCCACACAATTGATTCCTCTTTAATAGGAAGGTTCTCAACCGTGGACGCTGTTCTGGTGTAGTCCAGATTTGTTCCAAACATATCAGCATAGGCGTTTCCTCTACTTGCAGACAAAGAGGCATAAAAAAAAGCCGGGGGACTATAACCGTTGTCATAATCTCCCGTTTCGTCCCCGTTTTCATCAAGAATTGGAACGTTTTCAGTGTAATTGGAATACCATAATTTCCTTGTGTTTCTTTTTAGATTTCTCAATATACGCCACCCTCCACCGTAAATGCGTACCCCTGCGACCAAAATGGTCACGCACAATCTTCTTTTGCAACTTAACCCAGTTGCCGGGAGATAATCGGATCACCTAACCTCTCTTAAATCAGTGTGCATATAGCAACAACTCCTTCAAGACACGTGTTCCGGTTCGCCCATGCTCGGCTGCCGGTATTATCGCTATGGGAAAGCTCTCCCTCAGCTCCAATCTGGTTGTAATCATACAATGCAAGGTTGCGGATATTGGAAAAATACTTCTCCATATCCTTATTAACAGTGTCATCTGTATAATTATCCGGGTAATTCCGTATTTTCTTTATTTCTCTATAGGCATTTTTGACTTTCACAAGGAGCATGGACAAATCAGCTTCTTCTGAAATACCAAGCTCTGTTGACAGTTCATCGTATATTTCGTTTACCAATTCATCCATACTATCACCTATTTCTTCGGAGGCCTTCCGACCTTTGGTTTCGCAACCGCCGGTTCGGATTCCTCTACTTTCTCTTCTGATTTAACTTCTTTCCATCCACACGCAAGAAATGCGCTTTTCTGGATTTCAGAAGCGACAGTTACACGCTGTCTATCTTCTTTTTCCAAAGTATACATCAAGTATCACTCCTACTCTGTCGGATCTTCACATACACCGATCGCATCTTTCTTCTTGTTGAGTACGAATGCATCATAGCGGACACGTCCCTCAACAAGGTATCCAGAAATACCAGGCGCATCATCGTGAATCTTGTACTCTGCAAGTTTGATCGGTGACGGCATAACAATCGGATTAGTGATAATAAAATGTACTTTTTCCGGGAAGTAAGACTTCGGAGCTTTTACAAAGTAAACACCATCAACTTCTCCAACAAGACCGTTAATAGCAATCTGTGTAGCCATATCGCCTTTTTTGGTGAATGCTTCATCCAGTTTCAGCATATTGTAGTAGCCTGGTGTGCAAATGCAGATTCTTCCACCAGTCGGAACTTTCTTGTTGTCAAGAATTTCCTGAACTGCAAGGAATTTTTCATATGCATTGGCTTTTGTTACTGCTGTATCTTTTACGATGTTTCCAGCATCAGCACCGGCAACAAGCTTGGCAATACGGTATGTATCAATTTCCGGGATAACAACTTCATCAATCTGTCTACGAAGTGCTGCACCAGCTTCCATTGTTCCCATTGTGTCATCTTCACTCTTCTTATCGATTGTGAATGTGAACGCACGGTCTTTTGCAAGTGTCATTTCCTGCACTTCATTTCCGAGTTCTTCTGGTGTTCCATATCTGCTTGCACCCTCTGTAGTGTAATCGCCCATTGCTGCTGTTGGCATAGAGTATACTTTTACAGTAGAGACTCCAAGCCATTCAAATGCGTAGTTTACCAGTGAAGAGGTAAGCGCACCGAGTTTAAATCTTTCATCCACCTGCTGTGAATATTTAGCTGCGTAATTTACTGCCATCTTAAATTCTCCTTTACTAACTTTTGGTAATCAGCGAACACTTCTTTACGTGTTCGGTATCTTTAAGGAAGATTAACCATTAAATCCTTTCAGGAATGGATCTTCTTTTCCATCTTCTCCCTGTCCGGCATTAACCGGCGGTCTGCTTTTCTGCCATTCTGCCTGTGCAGCCTTAATGGATGCATTATTGAATTTCTTATAAAGCTCTGTCACTTTATCGCTTTCTCCAGAAAGTTCGGCTGCAGCGGCTTCTTCTGCCATTTCCTCGGACATTCCAATCGCCATATAACGCTTCTGTGCATCAATCTTAGCAAGCTTTTCTTCAAGCTCTTTGGTGTGGCGTTCTTTTGCTTCTTCAGCTTCTCTCTTCGCTTCTGCTTCCTGTTCTTCGGCTGTCTGCTTAGCTTTCAGCTGTTTACGGTAATTAGCAGCTTCGGAAGAAGTTTTATTGTAGTCGTTCTGAAGCTTTGCGTTTTTGGCTCTTTCCTGTGCAAGTAATGTCTGCGCTTCTTCAAGAGTCATTTCATGCTCTTCCGGCTTGTTTTCCGGTTCCTGATTCTGCTGTACCTGTCCCTCAAGGTTTTTGTTGTCTTCCATAGTTATCATGTTCCTTTCTTTCGCGTTTAGAGTTCTCTCTCATCAGTTACATTTCGCGATTATAGACTTCTCTGTCTTCCGCGTTTGGTAAGGCACTTCTCTGTGCCATATAAAAACAGTCATGGTTTTGACCGTAATTTCTATAAATAAATAATTGAGCACCGGCAATTGATAATCTGATCTGGACTCGCTCCAAGCGAGGTATCCTTTGGGAATTGCATCCACGAATTCCCAACATGAAAAGCCTGTCCAATCGGAATGTATTTCCCATTGATTTCTCTGTGCTCTTTCCTTGTTACCTCATCCATAATAGATTCCCACCGCTTCATGGTTTTGCCGGAATTAACAGCCCCCATATATCTTGCATGGTTAATTGCCGTATTTACTTCATTTTCTGCCATGAATTTTGCCCTATCCAGTGAATAATAGTACGGTTCATTCTTATGGCTTTGTGTGCTGTCTATGACATCGTAAGAAAAACTTTTTACGTGCGTTTCCAAGTATTTGTCTACGTCTGTATACTTTCCAAGCGTTTCCAAATAAGAATCCTCAATTTGATTACGAATTGGCTCATAATCGGTTTTGTTCGATTGAGCCATCGTAAATAGCCACGCCATAGTAGCGATGAAGTTGTTTTCTAAATCTTCTGCCATATGGATTCTTTCTGCTTTGTCCTCTTCCGGAATATTCATTTCACCGAAATACTGTTCAAATGACATACTCCGTTCATTCGTAACCAGAGCATTCAATTCATCAAAACTAAGATTCATGAACATCTTCATCACCGCCATTATCGGTATTCATTCCGTCAAGAATCGGGGAATTTCCAGTCTGATCAGATAAGTCAGACATCGTTCTCTTCTGTGTCTGCTGTTGCGTATCATCTTTCTTAATCAATGACTTCTGATATTTTTCAATCATATCTCGGCTATCAGCCCATGCCTGAGCGACATCCGGGAACAAGTCAACCTGTTCCATAGCAACACGACCATTCACGCCACAATTTATCATTGCAACCATCGAATTAACCTTTGTAGCAAGGTCATATGTCTTATTTCTGATGAATTTTGGTTTCACGTCCGAATATTTCAGTTTTAGAAGCGGACTATCATATGGTGTATCCGTAGATTCTTTGATGGCTGCAAGTTCAAGCTTTACGATTTCTGCTTTTCCGCGGCGTAGAATCTGTTCTTCTTTACAAGCACTGTTTTCCGCAGCACTCCATCCTGAGGACATATTCATAGCAGAGCCGGTAGAACCACCGCCGGGGTCTGTTTGAATCGGTACATAAGCTCGCTGGAGAATTGTGTTACGCTTGCTTACGATATTTTCCTGCACACCGGAATAATCAAATGTACTGGAAATAGCTTTCAGTAGTGGCGTGCCGCCGTTTCCGGTATTGTTAGCAATAATCCACTGTCCTCCAACCGGAGCTTGTGTTTTGCCGTTATCATCTTTCGGCAATTCAAATCCAACACCGAAGAATACTTCCTGTGTAGTCTGCGCTACCGCATTGGCAAAATCAGATACTTCTACGTTCAGAGCATTCATATCTGAAATCTGACGTTCAAAGCATCCTGTTCTATCGGTAGCTCGATTAAATTCCACTATCGGAATCATTTTCAGTGGATTGATTTCTCCACTGTGTTGCATGAACGACCAAGGGTTCTTAGGTTTTTCCCCATTAGTGATTTCACGCATATCTTTAATTTCATATCTTGTGTCCGGCGTAAACACCGTATAATAAACTGTTCCGTTCTTTGTTCTGCAGAAAGTAACACCGGCAAGTTTTTCTTGCAGTGCCGAATTACGATAAATGCAAAAAGTAAATAATGGATTCAGCGTTACCAAATCAAACGGGCAAAGTCCGTCAAAGTTGCGCTTGATATCGACAAACTGATAGCCAACGCCGGTAATCTCAACAAATCTTCCAAGCTCCTGATCTTTGGAGAATGCATATTCCGCATCGTTAAGCTCATTCAACATAGAAATCGAATCATCCTGGAAATCATTTTCCTTTTCAGTTGATTTCTTCAAATCTTTATTTCCACGTTGAACATATGTAATTGGCTGCCCCCATACATAGCCAAGCTTGAACTCTGTAATCTGGTTTGCCAGATTGTCGGATACTTTAATATTTACTTCCTTACGGATAATTTTCTTTCTTACAAGTGGCTGGATACCTTTTTCGTATCGCATCAGAAGAACCATGTCGTTTACATTTTTCATGTGAATCGTCATTGCTTCTTCCAACACCTGAAAGATATTCTCGCTTGTAATCTTTGCAACATCCGTATAAATCCGGCATCTGCCAGTCAGTTCCGGATACACAAACACTTCATTGTCCTCAGACACCGAATTTCACCTACCTTTGCATAAAAAAAGAAAGAGCTTCACGTGATAGCGGCACGCAAAACTCTTTATTCATGAACGAATTACAATTTCTTCGATTATAATTATATAGTATTTTTTTATGCTTTTTATGCAAGTTACTCTGAAACATACTTTTTTATTCTTCTGGACACTACAGACTGGTCAAGTCCAATTTCCATAGCAATTTGCTGTTGAGACTTTCCGTCTTTCACATATTCCAGAATCATTTTATCTTCCAAATCCGTACAATCAGCAATCAAACGGTCAATTCCAATCGTAAGATTTTTCAATCGGTCAATATCCTCTTGCACTTTAATTTCCATTTCCCGACATTTCTGTTCCCACTCTTTCATCTGTGCTATTTCATATTCATTGCATCCGCTGACACTGAATCCCCGTGGCTCATACGGGAACTGAGGATTGGATCCGTAAACTTTCCCGGCATAGCAAGACGGACGTTTTTCTATGTAATCAGCAAGCTTCTGCCGGTCCTTTTCAAGGAGGACTCCAAGCAATTTGTAATTCGCAATATCTTTTCTGGTGATTTTCATTTCTGTGTATCCTCCTTAAACTGGACTCTGGATGATTTGCGCTGCTCGAACAAATCCTGTTGTCACGAATAGTGCAAAGCTTGCTAATCCATCTGGTACATCATCATGCGGATTTTTCCCGCGTACTGAATAGCTGAGCAAGAATCCCATCATCTTTCCGTAGTCCTCTTTTGGTTTGTAATTCTCTCGGTCACGGAATAGTACGTGTTTCTTTACCCAATCTGCATTTACAATAATTTTCGTCTCTTTGTTGGATTCCGTATATTTCGTAGTAATGTTGCAATGACCGCCCTTTTCTTCAACCAATTTGCTTACTTCCAGTGCCACACGATCACCACCATTGTTGCTTTCAAACTGGCATTGTTGCATACCAGTATTTACAATCAAATCAGACGTTCGCTCATACTGAATTCCATAATTGGAATTATCATCACAGATGCAATCCGTAAGATAAAAGTCGTTTCCGTACTGTAACATACACGGCAAGAATAGGAAGTCAGTACCTTTATTCTTCGTATCGCATATTCCCCATACGGCATCCGGTTCCGTAATAGGTAATGTAATGAATCTCCTGAGTTCTTCGTCTGTATACAGAAGTCCTTCACGTTCGATAGGCTCATTCTTGTACAGACACTTGTAGGAGATTTCATCCATTGTTCTTTCCTGATCGTGGAAGAACTCAACACTGAATCCATTGTATTTGTAATCAAAGTTTGATTTTCCTGTTACCGGATCAATGTCTGGAACAGCAATGAATTTCGCTCTATCATCTCCATCATAAATATCTTTCAGCCGACCAATAACATCATGCACGGACCATCTGGTAGCAATATGGATCTCCTTACAGCCGTCCATTTTTCGCTGTTTAGCATCAGTACCGTAGATTCTCCATAACTTGTCCAGAATATTTTTATTCAGTGCTTCTTCGATACCACCAATCAAATCATCACAATACAGGTATCTGTTGGCACGGACCTTACCGGCATTCTTACTTCCTACAGATGTACATTGGATATTTGAGAATGGTTTGTATTTGTTGAAGTTGATGGTTTCTCTCTTGGCATTTGTGCTATGAAATTTCACGTCTGGGAAAATCTCTTGCCAGCAATATTCATCTGAGTTCGTTGTGATATCCATTACCCCGTCATAGAACATTCTGGTAATATCTCCACTGTGTGAGAAAAACAAACTGAAATCATCCGGGTGTCTTCCGATTATCCATGAACAGAAAAACTTTTCAAGAGTAGTCTTCTGCGTACCCGGTGGCATGGAAATTGAAAGAATATCCAATTTATCATCTTCCATGTCCTGTAGGGATTGAATCAACCCATGCTTATTCAATTGCTTTCTTTTTGGAGAATAAAAACGATCCTGTTCTAATCGCTTTCGCTCAAGATAGAGCAGATAGCTGTCAAATAAATGTGGTGCTTCAAATTTTAACGCTTGCCAATACAAATCCTCAAAACGTATATCTTGATTCTGTACAAGGAGCCTTTGAGCTGATAATTTGACCGCTTTCGAGAGCTTCAGACAGTATTTCAGATAATCATGGCTATCCTCATACATATTAAGACATAATTGCATGATATTATCCCAAGTGCTATATTTAGTTGAATCCTGCATCTTTAGCGCATTGGCTAATCTTTTATACTCTCTTAACTCCATGTTTCTCCTTAAATCAAAAAAAAGAGCCAATATCTGCGATTTCTCACAAATATCAGCTCTGGCTCTTAGGCTCTGGCACTAAATCATTCATTTTTCTTCATATTCATATTTTACATTTCCATATTCATCCGGCATAGGGCTTGTTAATGATACTATTTTCCTTCCGCATCCCGGACAATACGGTGGTGTAAATCCACTTTCGCTAAGTTTCCATCCATAATAAGGTTTGTTTGCGTTATATTCAATTTTCTTGAATACATATCCGCAATGAGCACAGATTGGTTTAAACATTACAGTGGAAGTGGAATCATCTATAGTTTCATCTACCATCATTTCGCATCTTCCCATACTTAATCACTGGATAATACGCTTTTTTACAGTGCTTACACCAAATCGGCGTATTTTCAATATTAGAATTTTTCTCTATTCGCTGTCCAGTCTTATGACCAGCCGGACAGTAATACCAACTTTCTTTTATCTGCTCCATTACTCTAACCACTCGTTGTCTAAATAATAAAATCCATATACAACCGCTCCTGTCAGCATAATCCATATAATCCAAAATATAACCATAGCAACTGTCGCGTTGGTTTCAAACATTTCTACAGTATCATTGAGTGAACTATTCTTGTAAAAATGTGTCTTGTCAGGAATTGTTCCATCTTTAAGATCTGCGAAAATCGTACCTTTGTACTTCGTTTTCACACCGTAATATACAAATCGTACCTTTACACGTTCGCCAGACTCCCAACTATACACTTTATCTCCGGGAATCGTTTTTATGTATTTTGAAAAAGGTAATTTTATTTTTTCATAATCGAACGTGGTCCCACAAAATTTAATTTCCTTTGCGTGCAAAGATTCTGTATTTTCAGTATCCCAGCTGTAATACACCTCTGTTTTTGTATACTCCTTACCTTTGGAATCTTTCTTTTTCACCTTACGTTCATGACGTTCCCGTCTTTCCTCAATCTTTTTAATATAGATGTATTTTCCACCAATTTCCGGATAAGTAACAGTATCCACGGATTCCAATTTTCCATATACAAAAGCATTTCCAATGTTTGTATCCATTCCATAACGGAACAAATCTTCATCTTTAATTTTAACTGCTTTATTGTATTTCTCATTATCGTCCATAATACTATTAGAAATTTCTCCAGAAATCAAAAAGCCAATTAAAAGCATCACGGCAATAATAGATATACTTGCTAAGACTTCACGCTTCGTAATCTCCATTTATTTATCTCCGAATAGATTCTGTGGTACATCTTCCGACACATCATATTCCAGATATGAATAGGACTGCTTTTCGTAGCCGGTCACATTAAGAAAAATACTTGTCGGAAATTTACGCACGTAACGATTGTACTGCTTCACCTGTTTATTGAAGTTACTTCGATATTCAGCAATCATATTCTCTGTAATCGACAGCTCATTCATCAGCTGCTTGTAATTTTCATTTGATTTCAGTTCTGGATAAGCTTCACTGACTGCTGTTATTGCCGTAGCGACATTTTCGATATCTCCAGACTTACCTCTTCCGTCCACAACCGCTTTCAATGTATCCGCTTCGTGCGCATCGTACTGTTTTACGCAATCAGCAAGGTTGTAAACTAAATCAGCTCTTCGCTTTTCCTGGACCTTAATGTCCGACTGTGCTGTCTTAACCTGTTCTTCCATCGAGATTGCTTTATTCTGTGAGCTGTACACTCCGATTACACACATCAGAATGACAGCAATAACTCCGGCAGCTACGATTAACGTTACTTTCCAATTACTCTTCTGCATTGGCTATTCCTCCGTATGACAGGTGTTTGTAATCTTTCCGTACACATCTTCATACAACTCCTGTTTGTCTCCATTGTATGTGTACTCTGCATAGATACCATCACCACTGACAGTAGTAGATGCAAGGCATTTGTAATTCTGTAATATCTTACATGACCAAACCACAAACACATTGCTTAAATCAATTGGTGTCTCCGGTCTATTCTTCAGATACCATTCAACAAGTTTCTTTTTACATACACTCTGGAAGTGATCCATTCCTGTGATAATCATGATTAATCCTCCTATTTCGCAAATACCCAATCTTCTGCAAGCATATCTGCCTGACTTGCGAGCCATCCAATCTGCACTCCCGATGTTCCGACAAATGAAATAGCCATGTTTCCGATAGCATAATGTTCACAGTTTACAATTTCTCCATCCGCTGTCTTGTAAGAAATACCAGTAGCAAGCTGAATGTACTGTTTCTTCCCATTCCAACCTTTACGAGCCACTTTGCGCCCTTTCTTTAATTGCTTGATAGCTTCGCTGAAAGAAAAAGTCGCTTCGCCACCCAATGCCGGACAGTTTGTGTCATTCGCAAAAATCCATTCATCGGAACAAATATTTGTAAATGTGTAATCCGGGCACTCGGTGCTACGGACATCGATGTCCTTACCATCTTTTGTATGCATCAGAATTGACTGTGCCGGAATGCACCAGAACCAATATCCGGCCCATGATGGAAGTTTTACCTTTGCCCCATGTTTCATTGCTTCAAATGCTTCTTTAAATGTCATCGTTCATTCTCCTTTCTACAATCCCTCTTGCTCCGCTTTCCATTTCGATACTCTATCTTTCATGATTTTTCTTGCTTTTTCTTGAGGCATATCTTTTGGAAATGTGGCAGCTATTAGAATTTCGTACCCATGACCCGAAATTCCTCTTTTAATTTCATTTCTAGCGAATGAATAAAACGGCTCGTCAAAATAGATGTTTTTCAATGTTTTGTAATTAAACGCCGCCTCATAACATAAACCAACATCCTCATTGGCATCACATTGAAGTTCGTCTGTGTCGTATTCCTCAATTGTAGCTACGTCACAATAATATCTTTTTTCACTGTTCAGCATTGCACATATCAGTTCAGCTTTCTCTTGACTTAACGCGACTGCTCGAATGCCATAACTAGAATACTCGCCAGATGTAATTACATACACTTTCATTTCATCACGCTCCTTTTTCTCGAAACTGACATAGCCGGACTTGAACCGGCAACCCTCCGGTTAACAGCCGGACGCTCTACCCATTGAGCTATACGCCAAAATGCAGAGAACGGTCAAGTAAACTCTGCATTTACTGAATTGAAGTATTGTTTTAAACATGATTAAGGCTTCCCTTTATTCATCATGGTAGAAATCATATTCAGCCAGTGTGACGATAAGTCTGAGCGTCCAGGAGCGACCCTTGGCTTCTTACCGCTGTCAAAGCACACACGGGATTGATACCCGTAAATTTCACGGTTCTTTCAGATTATGTTTTCGCCTATTTGCATTTCCTTATTCTCTTATGCTCATATCGAAAGATTGCTTTTCAAAACTGCCATACCGCTACTTTAACGAATTTCTTGTGTTATACTCTGATTTCTCAGATTCAAGGCAAATCAGCTTATTGAGAATTTCCAGTTAGTACGTAGTCTCTCACACTACTCACATCACTGGATTATTCTTGCACAGCAAGCGTCTATTCTACGCTGACCACAAGGATTCTGCATTTGATTTCTCTATGATGATACACTGCACGGCGTTGTTGATGGTTTCCATCTTCTCCAACAGAATCACTTCTACCGGAAAGAATCAGTTGATCCAGTATCCCGAACCAACCTATCTCATCACCAATGCATCTCAGCAGGACTGAAAAATCCATCTGCACTGAGTTAATCATATTTAAACAGACCGAATAGGAATCGAACCTATGACTACGGTTTTGGAGACCGTTGTTTTGCCAATTAAACTATCGACCTACGGGGTAATCGGGAATCGAACCCAAACTATCAGAGTCAAAGTCTGATGCTCTTCCATTGAGCTATTACCCAATAAAGCTGCCGACCGGAGTCGAACCGGTAACCTGCTGATTCGTAATCAGCTGCTCTATCCAATTGAGCTATGACAGCAGATAGCAAATGCGGTTTTTATGTGATTTACTACCAGAGAATACGATGGCTGTTAATAGTTCCTCGTTTTCAAGAACCGCAAAACTTGAAAAATAGCAGATATCGGAGTCGAACCGATTATTTCAAGATCATGAGTCTTGCGTGATATTCCGTTTCACTCATCTGCAAACGCCGCATGAAGGAGTCGAACCTCCAAGTCGAATATCGACTGACTGGTTAGCAACCAGCTCCAATACCATTATGGGAATACGGCATACTGGCTGGATGAATCGTCATTCAATTACGCCTCTGACACAGAAGAACACCAGCCATATACAATCAAAACAAGGGGGATTAAATCATTCTTCAAGCAACACACTTGAAGAAATTGGTGGAGTGAGACTCGAACTCTACAAACCCGAAGGAACTGATTTACAGTCAGCCTGCTTTTCCAATTGCATATCCACCAATAACCGCCGTCTGACGGTTAGCAATAATATTTATCGTGCCATGCAATGCACTATGCGGTTATTTAAGGTTCATATCGTTTTACCGCCAATCTACACGCAGCTCTTTTATTCCTCAAGCAGTAGTTGGAGATTTTAGAGTCTTTACTGACTATTTTCCATCAGTTACTACCGTGTCTGCACCTTGAACAGTTACCCAGCCAAATTTGTTTCTTGCCTCAGCTTCTTTCATCCGAATCAGCTCATCTGTAATCGAAGCACTGATGATTTTATTTGACTCAGCTTCAGCCTGAGCTTTCGTAATCTGAATCTGTGCATCTGTTTCAGCCTGAATCTTCTCAGTCTCTTTCTGAACCTTGATTTTTTCCTGTTCAGCTTCTGCTTGCTGCTTTTCTTGTAATGCAGTCACGCGATTATCAATAGCTTCTTTCAGTTTCTTGTCTGGGTGAACATCAATGATTGATGCATCCAGAACTTCAATTCCGTACTTATCTGAAAATTCGCTATTCAGGTAATCAGTCAGCTCAGAATTGAGTTTTGATCTGTTTCCAGAGTAAATATCCATCATGGAGTAATTCGTTGTAATCTCTGAAATTTTCGATTTCAGAACAGGCTTCACACGGCTTTCGATGATATCGTCACCGTCCATACCTTTGAACTTCTTGTATGTATCTACAAGCGTATCCGGGTTGTATCGATATGACATCTGAAAACTGATTGCAATACTTGCATCATCAGAAGTAGCAACCTTAAAAGAGTCATTTCCCTTGCTGCCCTCTCTCTTGTCTTTCGACATTACCAAGATTTCATTACTTGTTGAGAACTCTTTTACTTTTTTCATCGGACCTACAAAATTCAATCCCGGTGAAAGCGTTTCTTTCTGTACTCCATCCCTATACGTGTAGACTATACCAGTCTGTCCAGTCTTAATCAATTTACACGAACTGACCGTGAACGCTGCACCGATAACAGCTGCAATTACTACTACCGCGACTATTCCTTTTTTCTTCATTCGTCCATTTTCCTCTCTTTAATTTCTTTTTCTGCTTTCGCATTATCTTTAAGGATTGAAAGTAAGATTTTATTTCCTACCCAAGCCAAAAGCATTCCAATAATCAAAAATACGGTTAAGGCACCTACAAATACTACAAACATCTTAACTCACCGCCTGTGCTACAAAATATAATAAATTTCCAATAGATATTAACAACAATCCTACCGTGATTCCAATGTTGATTCCATCTCTACGAGCTTTCACCATGAAGTACAGCATAGAAGTAAACATTGCTGCCATTATCAAATTTGCAATCAAGAAAATTAAGTTGATTATCATTTCCGGTATCTCCTTCTCATTGGCATTCCGTGGAGTTTTCGCCAGTTGTTCGAACCAATCATACGCCGCGGGAAAGTGTTTATATTAAATGTTCCAAACGTTCCATAGAAAACCGCAGATGCATCCAATAAGTTATCTATGTTTCTCATTTTTTGTTTTATCGTTGAAGTTGATATTGTTGCAAGTTCTTCGACCAGATCATCACAGATTAAATACGAATCCTGTTGAATGTAAAAATTCCCAACGGGAGGAAATCCACCACATACATATCTTCTCTTATCTTTCACACCCATCGCACATTCTCCTAAAGCGCATTCACGCTCTCAAAAGTTTTTATCATCTTCGGAAACTGAATGGCTATCCAGTCAATAATTGTCTCTTCGTGGCCGAACTGTTTATAATGCTCAAAGTTTGCTTGCAATCCACTTTCAGCAAGGAAAGCATGTATAATTTCATGCCGTAGCTGCTTTCGCATCAGTTCATCAAAATCTCCAACTTCATTCACGTTGTCATCCCTGATTCTAATTTCTCTCGATGTGTAATCACAATAACCATCGGTATCTTCATCTGCGAATGATTCTCTAATCACCTTATATTCAGTTCCTAGGATATTTACTGTTGTCATTATAAGATCCTCCAAAATGCTTTTACATCATCAATCTGAAACATAGCCTGTGCAGAACCATTATCGTAAAAACAAACAGTTTTCAGTTCCTTATCTATCAAGCACACAGTAGCCGATACATGAAAGAATCCTTCGTTTGTTTCAACACAATAAATCTGTCGAATAGGTTTTACATCTCCGTAAATCATGCATCAATCTCCTACAAATATCTAAAAATCAAACTGATAACTGCGATAATTACAATCACAAATGTTATCATGTAAGTGAATCCAATAATCATAAACAATATCTTCTCACCTGTTTTGTAATTGGTTGTACAAGTAAGCCTTAATTTATTACCGGCACTTAATGTATTAAAATACACTCTTGTAATAATAAAAAGTGCTATGCTGATAACTAATAGTGTTGAGGCGATTTTGATTAGCATATTATTTATATGACTCCTTTTTGTTTTTGGTCGTTATTTTGGGAGGTCAGAGATACCCCGGGGCTCCGCCCCTCACAGACCCCCGCCCCGATCATCCCAGGCATCAGATATCAGTTCCGCAGTCCATCGAACATATGTATCTGTACGACAAACACTTATTTGTTTAATACATCATACACAATATCTTGTGTCTGTACATTCCATACAACGATATCTTGATTTCTGCGTCATTTTTTAATTTAAATGTTAAAATACATCAAAAATCAAATGAAGATTCGTCCGCGTCCTGATCTTCCAGCTGATCCACTCCAATGTCCTGTGCTATCTGTTCAACCGTCTTTCTCGCTCCGGTGATCTGCTCCTGCTCTACTGCTTTCGTTTCTGCCATACCGTAAGCAGCTTTAGCAATGAATATCTTATTTGCGTCTGTGCCTTTAGAGTTACTCAAATTTGACGCTAATCTACCAGCGCAATATTGCTTCCATTTTTTAGCCGTCTTGGAGTGCGGCGAGGTTGGTCCGCCTCTATAATCTCCATTGATCCATGATGTGATAGTACTGGGATCTATATTGATCATCATGCTAAAATCATACAATGTTGGTAATACTCTATACTTACTGCATAATCTCTTGTATATATTAAATAGATTGTCTAATACCGTAATATCATTGTAGTTATTAAGAGGTGTCATATTGTCTGAGATACTCAATAACATATCTGTAAACACTGTATAATCGTATATACTTTCTTTATCTTCCAGATCAGATATATATCTATCTGCTATCTCTGTTATTTGACTTGTATATACTTCCACTCCATCTACTGTAGTTATTGTATTATCTTTCATTTCTGTATCACCTCCGTAAACATTGAGCATATAATAGCGGTATATTACGTCCATTGTCAATAAAAAATATTCCAGTGATATTAACCATATCTATCTGGAATACTATTTACTAACGCTATATATTGTATTTATAAACTTGTGATCTGCTCTTGCTTTTTCTGCATCGTCAGGCTCAGACTGACAAAGAGTCAATCTATTGACTCTCTTATATATTCTTATTCTTTCTCTTATTCTTATTCTAGGCGGCTAACATTAGCATTACTGTTAGTTTTACACAAAAAATACAGCCCCCGGAGGAGCTGTCTAATCTGTTTTTTACTTTTCTTCTTTCGGCTTGAATTCTTCTGATCCGCTTTCGATGTAGAGCAAGAAATCATTGATTTTCTTTTCTTCCCATCCGGCTGATCTAAGACCTTCGATAAGCCTTGCTATTTCTGTCATTGTCATATCTTCCATACTTTCTCCTTTCTCCAGTTCTCACTGGTGACTTGTAAGCTGTGTTCCTTACAAGTATTATTATACATTATATTTCATGTAATTGTCAATAGATTTTTACATCTTTTTTCATGTATTTTATTTTATTCTATTTACATTTTATTTCGTGTTTTCTTCTTCTACATATTTAATAATATTCCCCGGTTGCATATCTAACAACATACATATATTATTTAATGCCTTAGCTCCAACCGGTTTTCCGTCTCTTAAATATTGTATTGCGCTTTCATTTAAAAGCTTTTCTTTCCTTAATCTGGTTGTATTATATCCGGCATCTTTCAGCGTTTCCAGCACATCTATTTTATAAGTTATCATTTTTTACACCTCCATTATTTTGATTAAATTATACATGATTTTTATTGTAAAGTCAATTACATGTTTTTTAGTGTAAAATGCACAATTACTGTATTATTTATTACATGATATTTCATGCATTATGCCAATTGTAATTACATCATTTTTCATGTATTATATAACCATAGCAAGGAACAAAAGAAACAAACATTCGGACACACCGAAACCACTCAATCCAATGAGGACATACGGCAAGCGATCCGATTAATTGAAAAATTCTAGTTCCAGAAAAAAGAAAAGCCGACCGGAACAGCTGACAACTAAACCCGATCGGCACCAATCAAAAAAAGAAAGGTAAGCCCATTATATCAGGGCGAAAGGAAAAAGACAATGAAGAAAATAGAAGAAATCAGAAAAGTACTTGAGGAAAGAAAAGACCGCAGCGCATGGAATAAAGGCGTTACAGTTTACGCCCTGGAATTGCTGGAAGTATACGAAGAGCGCGCAAAATACGAAGGACGAGCCGCAGAGGATCGCAAAGAATTTAGGGAGTGGATCAAAAACGGCGCGGACGGTTGGGAGGCGTACAGCTGGGGCGGTTCTTCCTTGATCTATAACGGAGATATTGCCGAGCGGCTTTGTTGCCCGTCAGAACTTAAAAAGACACGCAACGGAGAGCGCAGACCAAATAGCCATGAAGAATGGCTTGACGTGCAAGCAAGAGCTTTGTACCAGGCATCAAACAGATTAACAAGGGTTGCTTTTTAAGAGATAGACGAAACCAACCGGGGAGCAATCCCCGGAGCTTTTAGACAGATCAGGAGGAAAAAGAACATGATTAGTATAGATATGTGGTACAGCCACAAGCCGGAAGAAGTGACCGGAATAGATTGGAGCTCTAGCGATTTAGATTGTGTATATCGTGGCAATCTATACAAAGATGAAAAAATGATCGGTGATTATGAAGCGGACACGATACAAGAAGTTCAAAAAGCATTTCCACAGTTAGCGGAAGGAATACAAAAGTCGTTGAACTAAGAAAGGATTGTAGATCATGAAAAATACAGCAAGAATTGAAACCGTTTACACTTATTCCGAATGGTGCAAGCTTGTAGACAGGCACGGAAAGCAGATGCTTAAAAAGTATCTAAAAAGAAAAACCAGAAAGGCTACCCGGTTTATATTCCGGGTGCTGGTGCTCTATTTAATATATGCTTTCTGCTACGCCGTAGCATATCAGATTTAATGCGCTGGCGCTCTTCGGTCGGTTCGATTCCGACCGGTATTATTTTATAAAAACATCCAAAAGGAGGAATGAAAAACATGAAAGAAATAACAATCAGTAAAGCACCGCAGACAATGAGAATTGAAGCAATTAAAGGCTTGCGCAGTTTTGATGATGTTTGGGAGCTTGGCAGCATAGCAGCGGACGCATGGCAGGAAATATTTGAGGGAGTCGAGAAAGGTATATATAACTATGCTTCATGGGATGCCGTGCCGATCACATCAAAAAGCGGAAGCGTTTCATTTTTACGGCATGGCCTGACGCGATCAATCAAAGAGTCGGACAAATTACAGTTAACTTGTATATTGGTCAAGGATGGCGAAGAAATCCCGCTAAGTGATTTACAAGTGAACCTTTACGAGTTTTTAAAAGAAACACCGACCAACGCAAAAATTACAATTGAATAGCAGAAAGAAAGCCAACGCCGATATAATAATCGGTATTGGCTTATTGCTGTTTATGTATATTCTTTTTGTAGCTGCTTCATTCGGTCTTTTATCGCTTTTCTAACAGTATCCGGCATATTACGGAACTGCGGAACAATGCCAAAAAAATCCGACATGATAAGCGCGCCAAATGCATTTGCATCTACTTCCAGTGGTTGCAGATTGTACTGTTCGATACTGATCCGGTCACTTGTCCGATATTCTTCTAGGCTTTCACAGCTGGCGATCTGGTAAGCGTGTCGCAGTTCGTGAGCCAACGCAAAGAATAATTCTTCCGATATTTCTATATCATTCCGGATCAATACCGAATCCGGTCAGCAGATACTAATTTAATAACCGGCACAGGTATATCTAATATGTCGCAGATTTCGCGTGAAAATTTGATACAGATTTGTTTTTTATCCATGTTCCTGGTCTCCTTACAAATGCATAATATCATGGATCAACAAAAAAGGGAATTGCATTTATTTTTGTATGGTGATATGCTGTATGCGATTATAGCTTGTATTTGACGATTTAAGGCGTTTTAATATACAGGCAACCAAATTATCAAACGTCTGTAAATAGTGCCGGATACAGTCACAGGCGAACGCATAGCACTATTATAAGACATCAACCGGTATCATACCGGTACACAAAATAGTTTCAAAAAAGGACGCTGAAATCGATTAAAATTTCAACGTCCAGATTTTAGCCCTCTTTATTTTTTGGGTGTGATCTTTTTTTGAGAAAATTTTTCTGACCTCAAAAATCGCCCTAAAAACGCGCGACTTTTGGAATTTCCTGAAAAATTTTATTTTTCTAATTCTTCAGGAAACACTTTTTTCTTAGATATTCTTCGACCGAATACCTCTTCGCAGTATTTTCTGTACTCTTCGCATTCAGCGGTTTCCATGGCTTCCATGGTTGTTTTTCCGTGAGTATTCGCGAATGCCTTGACATATTGCTTATATTGTCTTTCCGCTTCATTCATAACCTTTCTCCTTTGTTCTCGCTTCAATTTCAATCGCATTTCCGTTTCTCCCGTCATTTATTATATTGATTTTTCCAGAATAATCAAATACCAATTCTCCATGGTCGTACACTCTGATTCTACCAGTATCGTTCTTTGCTGGGATCGTCACGACAAAATTTTCTTTCTCCGGTTCTGCTTTTTCCTTGCTGTTTCCGCAAGAAGTAGCCAATATTACGAATATAATCACAGCCACGGAGAGCAAAATCTTATGACTGTGCATACTTTTCCGACTCCTTTCTGTGTAGCTCCATCAGCGATTCAAGCTTTCTTTCATCCGATTTCACCAGTTCACCATGCTTTTTCATATCGTTCAGTTGCATCAGATATGTACCGGCTTTATCAACATCTTCTTGCCCGTTCTTTGCTTCATGTCGCCAAAGATATTTGAACACATTTCCAAAACAGAAAGCTGCGAACCCTCTCTTTCCTAAAATGATTTTCAGTGCATCGAAACACTCAATACTTGTCTTTTTATAATGGTCCGGTCTGATTTCTTTCATGTTCTTACCTCAACTTCCCCTCTCTTTTTCAATCTGTTTATAATACCGGCATCTGCTTTTACAGTAATTCTTATCCTGTCCCATTTTGCATCCGCTACACTCATTTATGTATCCGGATTCATCTCTGGATGGCAAAGCAAAGAATAAGATCAGGCTGATTAAAAGCAATATCGGAGAAAGAATCAGAAATAAAACATTAAATAAAACGTCCGTTATCTTTTCCATCATTTTCTCTTCTTCCTCTCTTTTAGTCTCTTATTCCATTCTGCCAGATACTTCTCCTGTTCTGCGTCTTCCAATTCCTGTCTGGATCCATATACCGGTCTGGAAAAGCTTTCTTTTGCCGTGTCGCTGTCGCAATGTGCGATCATGCCACCGTAGTGCTGGTACTGGTCATGCTTCATTTCTTTTCTGGTGCGTTTATTCATATCTCTTCTCCACAAGCTCTCCTAATTCGTGCCCGATTGGTTTCCACAGATGCAAGCAGTCTTCCGAAAGATTCACATATTCGGACTTCTTTGGATGTATCTGGTATACCTCTTCTTCATCATCGAAGAATATATCCTTCAACACACACATATCATCCCATGTAGGTATCTTGTATTTATGCTTCGGTGATACGCTCACGTGTTCCCATCCGTCCTCATTTTCTCCAAACATCACGGAACACGTACCGCAATCGGGCAGTTTTATCAAACCGCCCACTAATTTTCCAAACATCACCGTGTCCCAAACTTTACCGCTTTCCATGATTTCTTTATATGGTCTCATTTCGTCCCCTCTCTTCCCACTCTTCGCAACTGTCATTGTATTCCGCAAAATCTGCAAAATATTCGCTTTGTTCATTTACGCACGAAAATCCATCAGAAAGTTTTTCAAATCCGTGGTATTTACACGTTCCACAACATTTATCATCAATCATATTCTTCCACTACCTCCAACTTCTTCAAGTCCTCAATAAGCCACGGCTTTTTGTCTGACCATTTGACCATTGGGAAATCAACGTTAAACATCCACCATGATTTTTCCGTTTCGCATGTACTACTGCTCCAACAATCAATTTGCTTGTATGGCTTTCTAGTATAAATATATAATGCACCAGACGGGTCTCTTGCAATATATTCTATATTCTCACTAATATAATCCAGAAACGCCCTATCCTTCTTGCTTATCACTGGCTTTTCAATATACTCTGATTCAGCCCATTCTTTTATGTTCTTTCTGCAATCATTAGCGCGAAACAAACATTCACTACATAAAACACCATCACACGGAACGATACGCCCGTTTTCCTTCATTACCGCAATAAGATTTCCACTACAAGCAATATTCATAATCTCTTTTTCGTACTTTTCTTTATTCTTCATCTCTTCCACCCTCTCTACCAGCAACTCATGTCGTGTCTATCACCAATTGCGTTCGGATTTATCATGTATGATCGTTTTAATTCCGATTCATCCAATTGGTGTTTTAATCGACTTACTTTTTTCTTTAGTGCCCGATTTTCTTTTAGCACTGCCATGAGTTTACAGCTATCATGCTGATCACATTTTGTGTCTTCAGAATAGTTTTCGCACATCAGGCATACTTCTTTTTCAGTCATTTCTTCCACCTCTCTTTTCTCTTAACAATTCATCTCTTAGCTTGATAGCTCTTTTCACTTCTCTGTCATTGGCATTTACCGATCTTCCACTTGCACACTTCACGCATTTTATTCGCCAACCACCTTTATGCCTTTCGAAATGTCCGAAACCTGTTGGAACCCAGTTACCACAGCAATAGCACGTTCCTGGATATCTATTTCTCGCCATTTATTCCACCTCGCTTAACTATTTCAATCGCTCTGTCAATAGCATTTGCAGCATTAAGATAAGCACAATCCTTATCTGCATCACCTGTATTTGCTATTGTGAGATAGTAGCGCATCTTTAAATCTCTAAGTTCTCTTACAACTTCTTCCACATCAAATGCTGTCGGCTGGCTATCTACCAATTTGCAAAGTGCATTAGCTTTGTTCGGTGGATAATTGTTCAAGATTGCCATTCCTACTATCTGTTTTTGAAATTCATCCGCATCAATTATTCTCATCAATCTCACTCCAATCAAACTTACAACCACATTCGCCACAATAGTTGTTTCTGCTTTCCGCATCCGACATTACCTGTTTGCCACACATAGGGCATTCGTAGTCGATATCTCCGTTCAGTTGGTCTAAGATAATCGGCTTTACTGGAATCTGCTTTTCCAACGCAACGAGAGCCATTCGCACAGCTGCATCATGCTTTCTTGCACTGATAGCTGCTTTCGGAACTTCTGTATGTATGTCTTTCTCCAATATCTCCATAGCTTCTTTAATTTCCATCTTTTTCTCCTTTATCTCAACTGATTCTTTTGCATTTCTTCGAAGATTTTCTTGCAACCTTTCTGTTGATCGAGTTCTTTCAGATGCTCAACACGGTTATTCCATATCTCAATAGCTTCCTCTTTGGAATTCGCTCCGTGTACCGCATAGCAATCTTCCTCGGACGTATCTATTGTTGTTCCATGTATTCCATCGTAGTGGCAGTATCTCGGACAGCCAGCCGACCATCCGAAATAAAATCCGTCTACTACATCTCTTGAAAGATATGCTTTCGTTCCACATCTAGGACATGGTTTTAATTTACTCATATCATTCTCCTTTATAGGGTTCCGGTAACGGCATCCAGGCAACAATTGTTTTTGCCGTGTGTTCATAGATTCCTTGAAAGATTCCATTTCCCCAATATCTCATCTCTGTTACTGTTCCGCTGTAAAAGCATACAATTACATCCGTATTATCCTCCGGCATCTTCTCACTGCATGGAATCCACTGTGTTTCTTTTAGTGCATGTATCCCCATTTCAATGGCTTCTACTGTTTCCTCAGTCCAGCCCCATTCAAGATGTTTAACTAATCTATCTATTGCTTGCTGATTATTCATCTTCGACCTCCTCTTCTGCCGGGAATTGAAAAATTTCTGAATTTGGCTCAAAAAATATACTATCGTAATATTCTCTGCACATTTCCATAGCTTTGATTGCTTTTTCTTCGGTGGAATATTCAGCTAAAATATAAACTCTATCTCCTTTGCCGAGGTCATTCCCCGGAAACGTTCCAACGATTGTTGCCATATTCCCTGAATACGGGGAAATTGCAATCAATTCATAAGGCATATCCAGTAATCCGTTCTGGCTAATTATTCTCATGTTCTTCCTCCTCTGATTTGATTTCTAATACAGCACATCCTGTTTCCTTATCCTTTGTGCATCTTATTACCTCAGCTGACGCAATAATATCAGGGAGCGTTTCATCTGGCTCAAATTCTGCAACCAATCCATTACAGCTAACCTTGTATCTCCGAGTTGGGTGCATTACATTTAGAAAATTTTTTACTTTCATTCCTCTTCCTCGCAATTCATTACAATCGTAATTACTTTTACCAGCACTTTCTGAATCTGGTCATAAATGTGGTGGTCATCATTACCAAAATGAGAATACAACCTTGCATCTTCTTTTCCTCTGTCATAGCAATCTTCCATAAACTCAAAGCAGTAAATATCATCTTCCTCAATGATTTCTCCGTTTTCTCTCCATTCATAAAGAATACGTCCTTCTACCATTTCGTTTACGATATCGTCAGAACGCTTTCCACCGTTCAGATATTTGATGCAGCAATCAATGTATCCTAACTTGTCACAATATCTATACTCTTTTGCCGTTTCTGCTGTATAGCCTTTGAATGACTCTTTTATCTGTTCTTCAAAATCCTCTGGAAGATTGAAGATATCTACTTCAACACCTCTCGGCAATTTAACTTCGTAACTTCTCATAATTCGTTCCTTTCTCTCAATTGCTTCATCGCCAGTTTAAATGCCAGCATGTACAAATCTAAAATTCCAGTGCTCATTTTTCCAAAATCAGACACCTCTTCCCAAACGTCCGGGTAATAATCGCTTAATACATCATACCCAGCTTCGCTGATTCCAGATTCATCATCGAAATCTTCTAAAGAATCGTCTAAAAATTCATCTACTTGGCATTCATCACCGTTAAAACCATGCTCCATCATGTATTCATAGATATCTTTCCGAGCCTGTTCTTCATCAAAGTAATATCTGTCTCTGTCCATGCAGTCAATTTTTTCATTAAAATATCCAACGTTACCTGTGAAATGCTCCTCAAATGTCCCGAATTGCATATTATAGTAATTGCTTGCCATAAGATGTCCAAGATCACCAGATATATGTAATCGGCAATAATCTTCCTCAAAAAGAAATCTGATGCGGTATTCATTACTATCTGGTCTTTTAAAATCCAGAATCTTGATGTTTCCATAATCTGTGAATGTTGCTACATGGTTCTGGAAGTTCTTCTTTTCTCTCTCCAAATCAATCATAATTCGTTCCCTTCTCCTTACTTCATAAACAATATCCAACGTGTCTTACCTCTCTGATCTCCGAGAAGTGGTTCCTTTCCAAACTCTTTCAACACGTCATTCAGTTTTATTTGTTCCTCGTTTCATTTAAAAACCAGTATTCCGTCCGGTTCCAACACTCTCATGCATTCATCAAATCCGGCTTTCAAATATGGTTTCCAATCTTTCGGTAGAACCCCGTATTTCTTAGCAAGCCATGATTCACTACCGGCTTGTTTTAAATGAGGTGGGTCAAACACCACAATCTTAAATGTATTGTCCGGAAATGGCATCTCCCGGAAGTCCATTTTTATATCTGGCTTAACTAGAAGTGCTCGCCCATCACACAATGTTGTTTCAAGTTCTCTATTGTCTGCAAATAGGACATCTTGATTCTCTCTGTCAAACCAAAACATCCGACTTCCGCAGCAGGCATCCAGTATTTTCTTCATTTCTTCACCTCTTCTCCTTAAAAATGCGTAAAAAAAATACCAACCACCGAATATTGATGGTTGGTAGATGAAATTATGCTTCTTTATACCGTTTCAAATCTGATTCGCCTAGCTTTTCAAAAACAAATCCGCAATCAAGACATATATACCTTTGCGTACTAAACGACATTGTATATGCAGATTCTGTACATGTTACATTCCCTTGCTTACTTGTTTTTTCTGGAATTTGTTTTGTTATAACTGTGCTTCCACTAATTCTTTCGGTATTTTCGCTTTTACAAAATGGACATTTCATTGGCATTTCCTCCCGTATATTTTATACGGAAATTATACCATTCCAACCATCAATATTCAATTGTCAAGGTGCTTTATTTGTTTTAAGCTGTATAATCTTCAAACCGTTCACAAGCCATAAATGCGAATCTGGAATTTACCCATCTCTGCATCCGCTTCAGTGGATCACGCTTCTTTAGTTTATATTTGTCGTATATCATCACGTAAGGTGCATATCCCAAATCTCTTAACGTATATATCCGATCAAGATCTTGTTCCAATGTCGTATCAAATCCACATAGAACATATACTGTCATTTTTCTTCTATCCCATCCGGTCAATTCCTGAAACATCTGGAATTTCGGTACAATAATTCCTTTATCCTGGTATCTGTCCCATGCAAAATGAATCTGCTTGATCTTCATTCGTTTGATGTATTCTGCTTTTTCTTCTGTCATAATTCGAATATCGCAACCTTGTGAGAAATCTATCCAAGACTTACTATCAATAAGCTGTTGACTCAAATCTTTCCAATCTGGGCAAGCGAACATATTCGGATCCAATAGTACGATATTCTTCTGTCCGTTCCAGAACTCAAACAGATCAGCTACCTTATGGCTTTTCTGTCCCTCTTTTTCTTTCACAATACAGAAGTCACAGCCTCTCGGACATCCTCTTGTCAAGAATCCGTAGGCGGTATCCCTACATAGCTCCGGATACAAGCTGTAATCAGGATAGATATGTTCGATTTCTTCCGGTAATGGCTTGCCACCGGATGGATATTCGTATCCTGTACCGCCCTTAATTATTTCTCCAGCACACACTGGATGAGGATAATCCGGTGTAAAGGTAAATACCTTGCTCATATATACCCTGTCTGGCGGATTCAGCCATGCAGTCAGCGGATCATACCACTCGACTTGATCTCCATTCTTTTTATGCCATGCCGACAATTTCATAAGTGGCAGATTTGGGAAATTGTGACCATCTACATCAATTAGTGATATTCTCATTTCTATCCTTTCATATTTTTAGTTATCATAATTCTTTCTTGCGCTATCTCATAAAAATGTGAATCCAGTTCAAAACCTATAAATTTTCTTTCTGTATTCACACACGCTACGCCAGTACTACCAGATCCCATGCAGTTATCAAGCACCGTATCAGCTTCGTTCGTATACGTTTTGATAAGATATTCCAGTAGTGCTACTGGTTTTTGCGTGGGATGTACTGCAGATTTCTGAATATCCTTTGGAAATCTAAGCACAGATCTCGGATATCTCTCTGTACTATCATAAGAAGTTAATCCAAATTCATTGTAATCCGGCGAATCTTTACAGCTCTTTCTGTGTTCTGCCTTGGTCACTTTTCTGCTGTGTCCGGTTGTTTTCTGTGGATTGTATGTCGGTAATTTTTTATAGAAAACGCAAATATCTTCGTGCGCTCTTAACGGCATCCTATTCGCGTTCAGGAACCCCGTAGGCTGCGCCTTTTCCCACACAAGATTGTATCTCCACATTTTTCTATTACTCTGTATCAAGTCTGCAGTAAACATCCCGTTTGAGAACAATACAATCGCTCCATTGTCTTTTATAATCCGGTTATATTGTTTCCAAAGTAGATCAAACGGTATTACAGAATCCCATTTATTCCTTGCCGTCTGTCCAAATGGAAGATCGCAGAGAATCATGTCAACGCTCTTGTCTGGTATTTCTTTCATCAATTCAAGACAATCACCACGTTTTAAACAAATCATGTCATTTAGGAGAAAATGCATTTTTACCTAGCTAGAACTCTTTCTCCTTTCTGCAATTTACTTGACTCTAATTCCATCTCCGCAAATCGGGCATAACGCAAAATCTTCAAATTCATTAACGCCCGTCTGCATCTTAATCAAATCCTCTTTTCCACAGCTGATCTCGATTCCGCATTTTTCGCAAATACCTCTGTACTTAAATTTTCTTATAATCTGGATCATCATTTCACCTCGTTCGCAAGTTGGAATCCCATCCTAGCAACATTCCTAAGATTATCCCTAATCAGTACCTTGTTCGGCTGTCTGTGCATTGTGAGATACTCCCAAATTGATTCATCGTCTCTTTCCGGTTCATTCGCCAGATAGTCCACGGAATATTCATACTCAGCTTTTGCGACTTTCAAACACTGAATCATGTAATCTATCTTTTCTCCTGTGTTCATCATTGCTTCACCTCGTATCTAAATTCCATAAGCGAGAAGAATTTCCCATCGTGATTTTCACAGTAGTTTTTCAGCACATCCATGCAAGAATCACTATTTCCAATTTCTTCTTCATGCACGACTTCTCTTTCTTCATCCACTACAAGGCAATAAATTTTCTGTGTAACCTCGACCTCTTTCTTCTCATGGTCGGCTTTCCACTGCTTAATAACTTCAACAACCTTTTCCGGCTTCTGCATTTTAATTTCGTAGCATTTCAAATCTTTATCAATGTTCCCGATCGGGCATTTAGCGCACATGTATGAGCCACAAATTTCTGTAAATGCTTTAATTGCTTCTGCTGCGCTAATTTCTTCTACCGGCTCAAACATTTCGCTTGTCCAGTGCCACTCACGTTCTGTCCCTTTAATGCAGTACACATCATCAAGCACTTTTGTAATTTCAACAGTTTTTCCCAGATACTCTGTCATATCGCATGCAAAAATCTCTCCGCCATATCTGGTATTTTCTTTTAAGTCACCTCTGACTCTTACCTTATCTCCGACTTTATATTTCATCGTGAATGCCCTCTTTCACATAAATTCCATTGATTTTCATGCTACTAATCGGAAGTACAACGCATTTCTGACCGTCAACCGTCCTAACATCCAAACAATCCACAAAATCCGTATTCAGTTCCAATTTACCCTCGGCAAATTCCACTTTCAGTTTCTTTGGATTAACAATATTGGTAGCCATAAATTCCGTCTTTTCTCCGGCGTATTCATCGTAAATACGATCAAAATTCGCCATCTGCGCATGAAGAACATTGCTATCCTCAAAGATTTTACGCATATCATCCTTGCCGATTTTGTACGGCTCCGGATCAACTCCATGCTCAATAATTGCATTATAGATATTCTGGTGAATGTCTTTGACCGTTTCGCAATCAGCATTCTCTCCAAGAACATTTTCTACAATCCCATTGAACATTTCTTTCTGTTCATCTGCCGATACCGTCATTTTTGAGCCAAGAACAGAATTTACAAATTCTTCCTGAATATCAGATGACTTTTTGGTATAATACAGAATTTCATGCACATCAGTTGACCGATCATTGAACGCCGGGAAAAGAAATCCCTTATCTGGCTTGTCCACTACCCAATCTCTCATACGCTCCTGCATTTTTTCTTCCTTGTTGTTGTAGGAAAGTCCAGCCTGTGACAGTTTCACTGGACAAATACTGCAAAGAATAAAATCATATACTTCGTCAGATGCATCCTCCATCGTCTTCCCATCGGTAGACTTCCCAGGAATATCATAAGTACTGTGAATCAGAATGATGTAGTAGTTTCCCGGATAAACGTAGGATGTCATAACCTGTTCGTAAAATTCGTCCAACAGCGCCGGATCTTTCAATCTGGACTCTCTCAGCCCCATAAGCAATTCATGCTCGTATCCCTCTGGATCTCCACTTCTTTCCGTATCTACCATGTACTGCATATTCAGCAGAGTCTTTCCGATGTTTCCAGATAAGGTTTTTCTGAAAATATCAAAATACTTAAACATTTCTTCTTCCGGAAGTGAAAGAAACGCCTGTTCATCTTCCATTTTCTTCTCTTTTTCGCCGTCCACATAACAACCGGCGATTCTTGTGATCGTGCAATTTTCCGGCGTGAACTGCTTCTTAATCTCCTGAACTTCTCTTTTATTCATCACATCAACCCACTTTCTCTTTCTTTGGCTTACCTTGTTCGTATTTATCGCAATCTGCGACTGAACATCTACGACTTTTCTCGTTTATTCCAATGTAGTCGCATCTCATGCCGACACTCAAAAAAGCCTTATTTGACATTCTGAAACAACACGATCGGCATAAATGCCTGTCTGCATTCTTCCCTTTGTACTCAGCTTTTCTGGCTTTTCCGTACAGGATCCCATGTTTATTACATCTTCTGCGAATTGTGTTTTCACCAATTCCATATCTGATAGCCAACTGTTTTATGGTAAGTCCAGATTCAATCTCTTTTCGCAGCTTCTCTGGATCATATTCTTTCTTTTCATGCGTAGCAGCTTCCGACTTAAGATATTTTTCCCGCTCTATATATTTGTAAACGGATGCGCATGAAACCCCTAAAGAATTAGCAATATCTTTTATCGGTCGCTTATCATTCCACATCATAAATGCTATTTCTTGCTTTTTTTTCATTTGCTGCTCCTCGACTGATTCTCCGTCATTTTCCTATCAATTTGATTCATAGCCGACAGAAGTTTTTCTTTTGCAAAACTTGTTTTTCCAGATAATTCAAAGATTTTCTGTGATTGTACCTGTAGTTTCATACATTCTTCATCGGTTCCAGTAGCATCTTTAAATTCACGGACTATCTTTCTACATTCAAGTCGCACTTCTTCATCTGTCAGGTATTTATCCTTAAATGGAATTTCCTCCTGTTTTGCCTGTACAAAACCATCTCCCGATCCGTTCCATCCGTATACTTTGTTTTCAGTGAAGCTATTTTTCAGTCGCTTACTTTCTACTTCGTAATACAGCGGCACAAAATAATCCTGTATCCCACCATCACGATCTTTTGCGATCTCAACCACATTGGATGCCTGATAGATTGGATCATCGTCCTTCCACCCAAACATCTGCTTACTTAGCCGAATAAAATCATTATTCACACGATGGACAATAAATGCATTGTCTACAGCATTTCCGAGATCCGCAGTACCGGAAATATCATCCAGTCTCAAAAATCCCATTGCTTTCCTCGGATGAGCCACAAACATGATATGTATGTCGTACTTCTCAGCCATCTTATGCAAGGTTAATACAAACTCTGTCTGAGCTTCAAATTTGTTGTCAGAAAGGCTTTTTATGTTAAATGCCATAAGATTATCCAGTATGAGCAATTGTGGCTTATTTGATTCAATGTGCTTCTCTAGCTGTTCTTTAACAGCTTGGAAATCATTACCGTACTCATTGTTGTATAAATGAAAACTTTTTCCGAGCCATTCAGCAATCTTTTCTTGATTCTGCTTCGACACATTGTAGTATCCATCAAACTGAGTTGGCTCTGCATATGCTTTCCCGGCAGCCTGAAGATTCATCCACCGCATAAAGTTTTGTGGAGATAACTCACCAGAAAATACAGATACTTTATTCTCATTTTCTACACAATCCAAACACAGTTCTGAAATCAAACTACTTTTTCCCGAAGCACGCAATCCAGATATTACCGTAACGTATCCTGTCTTTAATCCACGCATCCGTACATCTATGTCCTTGATTCCGGTTTTCACAAATGTTTCCGGTGGCTTCGGCATTTCCATAATGTCTTTTGCTGTAAGAAATACCGGCTTTCCCTCTTTTTCCTTGATATGTACCGATTCTTGTGTTTTTTGCGAATGAGAGTAGATTCTCTTAGCATATTCCTGTTGCTTTTTTTCGTAAGCATCCGGCTCGTACAATAGACGCACATCACGCCATGTCTTATCAGCACAAGAATTATGAAAGCAATGAAAACCGATTGCACCACTCGCCGTTCTAAAAATACAAGCATCCTTACCCTTGTGATTGCTGTCAAACGGACATTCATCCAAAATATACTTCACGCCGCCGGAATAAGATGTTTTTCGATATCTCAATCCGTACTTACTAAGCCATTCATCAAGATCGAACTCTGCTGGTTGATAATTGTTGTATCTCTGAGGTTTTTCCTCTTTCGGCAACATATCAGCTAACTTCTTAACATATTTAGCATCATTTATCCTGATTTCTTCTGGATCACCGATAACCATACTCATTCGGTGTGGTCTTTCTTCTGTGTTCGCACCTTTTTGTGCCTGCGTTCCGTACAGCTTACACACCCTTGCCGGATTGAAATTTTTCAAGTCAATCTGAATTTCATCATCAGAAAAGTACATATCCAATACATTCAGACACTTCTTTATCAGCTCTCTATTTTCATCTGAATTTTTCATTTTCACTCGGTACAGTAAATGAACGCCATTTCCGCTGAACCCAAATAACGGATCATAGAAACCAATATTTTTCATAAAGGAATAAACCTTATTTCCGATTTCTTTTGCAGCTGCTACCTGATCGTCACTGGAAGATGTTCCGGTTGGTCGCTTAGGATCTACGTCAATGAACAGCCAATCATAGCCAACAACATCATTGTCACTCGAAGTAGCTTTTGCATTTTTCTTAAAGAAATTCTGTTGCTCCCTACTGTAGCAAGCTTCATTCAGGCTATTCAGTGTTATGTATATATTGCAGTTAGCATAATCCCGGATGTCTTTGTTAAATGCTTTTATCAGGTCATCAGCCGTCTTGAAGTACCCACTGTACATCTGCTTACTGTTATAAATTACTCTTACCTCAAAAAGCTGATTCTCCGTTTTAAGAAGCGATATAGCCTTTCTAATTTCTGTCTCACTTATCATTTACTGCTCCTTAAACAATTTCTCCACATACGAATCCATCGAATGTACCAACTTTATACAATTTCCATGAAGTGCATGATTTTTCCATGAAGAGAATTTCTCTTCCATTTTTGATTTTTCCATCTTTCCATTTTTCACTTCCTTAACCCATTTATTGAGTCTTTTCTTTATTTTCCTTTTATTCTCGCCTGTTATTTTGCGAATATATTTTCCATCTGCCGTCATATAGTGATGAAACCCAAGAAACCTAATGCCTTTCCTGAATGGTATAATTTGTGTCTTTCCATTCAATTCCAGTCCAAGGCTTTCCAATAGCTCTCGAATACAATCAAGACACCACTTTAAATATTCCTTGTTTTGATGAAACAAATAAAAATCATCCATATATCTTCCGTATTCAACAATTCCAAGCTCGCCAGTTATCATGCAATCCACCGGATGCACCATGAGTAGTGCGTACACCTGTCCGGCTTGATTTCCAAGTGGCAGTCCCGGATTCTCACTGCTGCCTATCAATACATGATTGAGCCATACCGCATAAGGATCCCGGAAGAAATAATCTACAATATCTTCCAAAATCCAATGGTCAATCTCATAAAAGAAATGTCTGATATCACATTTCAATATCCATCCATCAAGACCGTGTTTCTCGTAAAACGCTTCCATATGATCTTTAAGACCATTCAACGCATATAACGTTCCTTTTCCTACTTGCCCGGCAGAATTATATTTGACAAACACATTTTGCAATTTTGGATGCAGAATATTGTCACAGAAAACGTGCTGTACAACCTTATCCTTAAATGTGCAAGACTCAATCACTCTTTGTTTCGGTTCAAATATTTCAAACCGATTATACGGTGCTACCGTATATGTCTGATTTTCCAGTTGCTCTTTCAGAATGTTGATTCCGTCTAAAGCCATCGAAGAAAATTTTGCAGTGCTGCTATTAAATTTCTTGCCAGATTTAGCTTTCCGATAAGCCCTATACAGATTGTCGTAATCTGTAACAATATCCCTATCCATTGATACTCCTTTATATTTGCCTCTAAGAGGGAGGTCTGTTTCCTTTTTGTATCTTCTCTGATTTCGGCTTCATGCCTACTCTTACTGTCTGCAATACAGAATGGGCGAACACCGTTACTGTTGTTGTAGTTATTGTTGTTGATGTTACCGGACGGCGAAACAACCGCTTAACGGAAACAAACCTAAATGCATTTACCTCTGTCTATCTTTCGTTCTCCAAGCAATAGCCATGTGCTTAACATCAGACACCATCTTTGACCAATATCCCATGCTATCCGAATTGATTATGCGCAATTCATGAGACATTTCTATGTAAAACAACAATTCATCACAATAAGTAATTGCTTTTGTTTGCAGTTCCAGGCGATCTCTTTTGTAAGCTTTAATGTCTGTTCTATTTGCTTCAAAGAGCATTTCATAGATTTCCATTGACTTATTTTGCATTTTGTCAACAAGCGAAAATCTAAATTTCTTTGGATATCTGTTAGCGTTACTGGTTACTCTTAATGTATGAGCAGCCAACTCTTTTGCTTTCAGAATCACTTTCAGGTCATTTTCTGCCATTATTCATCATCTTCCTCAGATTCAAAGATCGAAGAGGAAAAGATACAAACCGGGCGAACACCGCTACTGTTGTAGTAGAGATTGCAGTTGAAGTCACCGGACGGCGAAACAACCGCAATCCATCTACTATCATCATTACAAGATGTACTGCATGGCGTAAGCGTCCACCACCATTTATCAGTGTTCGGCAGTAATTTTCTGTATTTCCGGTATTCATCTACTGTAATGAGTGATACATAGTCTTTGCACTTTCCATATTCCGTCTGACCGTCAAGCGAGAACAGATCACGCTCAAACCAAACCAAGGATCCTTTCCCAAGTTCATCTTCGATTCTCTTTCTCAGATCTGTATTGAGTTTGAGCCGAAGATCACTGCTTTTCCAGTCATTACAACTATCATCAAATTCTCGGTCTTTTCCGTAAAATTCATCAGCAATAACAAGATAACCTTCTTCAAGCTTGTCCAACACTTTCCATTTCATTCCTGCAACTTCAATGATTTCACCGGTTTTCGGCTTCTTGTATTTTCTTTTTAAGGCGCTATAGGCCTGATTCAATTCTTCCAGTTTTTCTCCAAATTCTTTCAATGTCATCATGTTTCTATTCCTCCGTTACTTTGGATACAAAGATATTAGATTTTAAGATACAAAATGGGCGAACACCGTCACTGCAGTTGCAGCCATTGAGGCTGACGTTACCGGACGGCGAAACAACCGCTACTGAATTACCCCATCCTCTTTCTTCGGTACTCCATGCAGTACACGTCCAATACCAATCCGGAAGATCTTTATTAACCAATAAATCATTATATTTTCTTGCTTCATCGAACGTCAGTGGTCTTACTTTCGCATGAAGAACTAAATCTTTTCTCTGCATATCTACAGTTGCTAAACTTACCTGTCTGCTGCATAAATTATCTGAACCGAATTCCTCTTTAAATTCAGGGAAAATTTCTTCTTCAAAAAGATCAGACAGCTCTGACGTAAAATATTCGTTACTATCATCACCAAAACGAACATCTTTCCTATACAGTCCTTCTGTGGTAACTGCTGTTTTATCGCCTTCCTGTTCCAGAACAATAAATCTCCCGATTCCTGTATCGAACTTTCCACCAACCGGAATTTCGTCCAGCCGAACCTTATTTTTCCGTTCTCTTTCCTCTAACATTGCTACAAGCTCTCTTGCTTTTTCTAATTCTTTGCTCATTTTCTATTCCTTTCTGGCTTACTGCCATTCATCTGCTGCTAATTTGCTTGCCGGTTTCCACTTCTGATTTCCTTGTTCAACATCGCTCTTCTGATTATCTGGATGATCGTCATAGTTGCCGTCTAGTACCTTTGGAAAATTATTAGGCAATACAAACCAGTCGAAAGTAATCACCCATGCTTTCTTGCCACTCGATTTCCCCTGTAAGAAACTACTGCCTTTCACTTTCTCAATAGCACTCAACACACTTGACAAACCATATTCCTTGATTCTAGCTGAAAGTCTCTGATATCTCTGTGACGAACTGCTCAATCTCGATATTGTTTTAATCCCATATTCAGATAAAGAGTTCCAGGCTTCTACGCATTGTCGGACTTCTGTCTGACGAACAGTATCTTTAGATACTGTAATATATTCTTTATCTTCTTCTATATCTATATCTTCTTCTAGGGAGCTAACATTAGCATTACTGTTAGCTTTACAGTAAGTCTTATCGGCTATTTCTTTCTGTTTTGCTCTGTAATCACGCATATAATCCCGCTGATATTCACGCTTTTTTTCCAATTGATCCAAAGTTTGATGCTTGCCCCAATTTGGAATAGTTAATACGCCATCTATCCTCTGAATCATTCCAAATTTTTCAAACGTGTCCAACGCCATTTTTACTGTAGTTTCTTTTCTCCTAAATATTGTTGCAAGCATTTCATCTGTATATGCAATAGAATCATTCATCATAAATACACCCGAATTATTCATTTTTCCAGCCAAACATAAAAGTTTAAACCAAACGACTATAATAGAATCCGACTCAGGCAAGCTCTCAATAAGCAGAATTTTCTCATCGTCAAATATATCTGTTGTTATTTTTATCCATTTTACATCTGCCATCTACTCCGCCTCCCGTTGCAATAATTCCAGTACCATGTGTCCCTGATCCCGATTATGGCAAAACACAAACTCAACGCCATATTTCTTCTGCATAGTCTTGCAAGCTTTCATGAGCGTTTCGCCCCTGGTTGCTGTAGGATACCTCTGTGTGCGCCTGTATATTGGATTTCCGCTCTTGTAATGACCAATCACATCATTTGTACGCTTCATCACGAAAAGCCTCGGATTTTTCCATTTATGAAGCTCGTCCAGCGATTGAATTGTCGGATTGTAAATGTCTTTTGTTCCGGTAATCAAACCACCGGCGTTCTGTACCAACACATACAACTTAATGCCGTTATTCTGTGCCAAGATACATTCATCCCGGAACCTTGCATGTTGTTTTCCGCAAATGTCGCCTACAAGTTCCTGAATGTCTTTCTTTGTATCTACAGTCACATTGAAAGTTCCAAGAAAATCCATCTTTTTCACTGGAATTCCTCTATTTTCTTTTCTGGAAATCACATCAAGAACCTTATCATTTGCAACAATGTAATCACCACACGGGAGCGGATAATTCATTACTTCAATTCCAATGCTTTTCCAATATTGTTCCTTTTCTGTATGTTTCCCGGCTTGTTGTGCCTTATCGCTAATCAATATCATTGGAATCACCTCTTCTGTTGTAATGCCGTTCATTAAGCACGTATTCTTCTGCTTTCTTCTGATCTGTTAAAAGATTTTTGAGCCTGTCTATGAACTGCTTGTTCTGCTTATCTGCATAGAATTTTGCTACCTTTTCGACAAATTCAACTCTGTCTTTCATAGCTCTACGGTCATTTCTCTGTTTATGTACCCGCGTTGCTATTTTGCAGCGTTCATCGTAATTATGCGCAAACTCGATATCATGCAGAAAATCTTGATTCATTCTGTCGTATTTATAGACCTGTGTTACGCAGTCTTTATACTCTTTATCGCAATATTTTAAGAAATTCAGAAACTCGTCTATGATTTCAGACGGCTTCGTTCCTTTCTCCATCCACAACCGCCTCCTTTCTTTTTCTGCACCATTCAGGACTGGTCAGTATGGTGTTTCTTACCAATCGCATATCCACAACGCAAAGTCTACGGAAACCATCTTCCAGGCGTTCACAATGTATTTTCGTGCATTGACTACATTCATCACATTTTGGAAGTTGCTTTTTTACTCTAGCTCTGTAATCCCTCTGTTTTCCCCTGTACTTCTCTGGATTTTCTGACCAGTTCTTCCTTCTTCTGGCTGCTATTCTGGCTTTATTCTCATGATTCCACTTCTTTGCACGTTCCTTATCGCGCTCTTTATTTTCTGCATACCATTTTCTGGAACGCTCTCGGTTCTCTTCTTTGTGAGAATTTTCATATTTCCTTGCCCTTGTCCTTGCTTTCAAAACAGATTCCGGCACATCTTCCATCTGATCCGGCTCAAAATCCTCGGATTCGAGCCGGTCATATCTACAATCTGCGTAAGGGCAATTAAAGCAATCGGGATAACAGCACTTAGGTGGTTTCTTCTTCAAAACTGTCACCTCTTATGCGAAAGGCAATTCTTCATCAATACCATCCGGGATACTGGTGAAACCGTCAGAGCTTACCGGAGCGCTGTCACCACCATTTTGCTGACTAGCTTTGCTTTCCACAAATTCATGTTCATCCACGACAACATCTGTCGTATAAACTTTGTTTCCGTCTTTGTTTGTGTAGGATCCAGTCTGAATACGCCCAACCACAGCGATTTTCGTACCTTTACGAAGATATTTTTCAGCAAACTCCCCTCGTTTTCCAAAAGCAATACAATTGATGAAGTCTGCACTCTGATCACCATCCCTCTTAAACTGTCTATCAACTGCCAGAGTGTATCTTGCTACCGCTGTAGCATTTTCCCCCTGTGAATATCTAACTTCTGGATCCCTTGTGCATCTCCCAATGAGAATAACTTTATTCATGTAATTTTCCTCTTTTCTATTTTCTTAACTGTTCTATTGCTGCTATCATAAACAAGATACTGGCAATCAAATATAAAATCTTTTGCCACTTTCCATCTACAAGTACGAAGCAGGCAAAATCTAATACTGCACAAATAGCGTATAGCATTGTTTCCTCCTAAAACGGCATCAGCCTAAATTCTTTCTCAGCTCCTTTTTCTGCAACCCACACATCCACATCACAGTCAACTATCTCCTGTATTTCTTCCATGAACCGCACTGGATTGCCATTTCCGGCACTTAAATGTATCAAGCCTATACTTCTTAGACTTACACTGTTAATCTTCTGTATAAGCCGTTTACACGTTTCAAGTTCCATGTGCCCAGTTAGTACATGGTTGTATTTAGGATCACTATCTTCAATTCTGATATAGTCCTCTGTATAATTACATTCGATCAAGCCGTAGTTGATATGCATTTTTGAAAAATTATACGGGCAATACTCAGCATCTGTGATGAAGAGAATCCGTCCATCCGGTGTATCAATCAGCCATCCGTCACATTCTGTTTCCCCATGAGGTACACGAAATGGAATTACGGAAAACGTACCTAACTGCTGCCGTTTCATCCTCTGTAAGCCTATGGTTTTCTCTCCCATTACCGTTTCAACATCTGTTTCGACTTCATCTGATGTGTACACCATGATTCCGTACTGTATATATTGTTTAATATATCCAGCGTGATCACCATGGATATGGGACAGTATGCAACCATTCACCATGGAAGTCTGATAATCAATAGCTTTCAGCATTTCCTTAGCCGGAACTCCGCATTCCAGGAGAAGAATATCTTCCCCTGAAATCAGAGCATAACCGTTACCGGAGCTTCCAGAACCAATCGTTTTAACTATCATCTCTCACAATCTCCACTTTATATCCAAGCTCTTTGCAGATTTCAGAAACGGTCATTTTTCGTACTTCTTCACGATCCCAAATACGGTTGCGTTCATCTGAAAGCATGTAGTTAAAACTTCCTAATGCTGGCTTGAAAACTTTCACAATATCAAGGTCAGAATCATACGGCCATGTCATATTACTTTCATGTGGATGTCTTCCATCAAGCGCCATATAGCAGTTCGTTCCAATACCGCATAATTTTCCATCCAGATTGATAATCAAGTATTTTTTACCAAGTCTTGTTTCAACAACCATTCCTGTTTGTAAATCTTTTAATTCCATGTCTTTACTCCTTTGCAAACTCTGGTGTTTCCACTTCAACAGCTTCGGATTCAGCCACTACAGTTTCATCTTCAATTACAAATTCCTGTGAATTTTCGTTTTCAGCAATTTCTTCCTGTGATGCTTTGTACGTTTCGTCCAACTGTAAAAGCGAACTGGATGCCATGCTATTAAGATTCTTTGGAAATTTCTTGATAGCATTGTTACGCATTTTACGAACAATCATAGCTTCTGGCGTATCAAGCCAAGCTGCGCTCACATATGGCGTTACTGCATATTCACATTTCAGCATATCATCTACCGTTTCACACGCTCTGAACGCTGAAAGAATTTCTTCTTTCTTAGCTTTAATCTCTGCTTTCTGTTTGTCTGTAGCCTTATAGCGATTCTCACAGATTCCAAAAGTCTCATTCATAAGATTGTTTCTGATATGAGCAATCAAATTTGTTTTTACCGGTTCTCTTTCGGCAATCAGATAATCAATAGTTCCGTCTTTCAGTTTTACTGGATAAACAACTCTTACTGTTTTGTCTGACAATCCTTTAGGAGTCCACTCCGCAGGCTCAATCTCAATACCTCTTCTGCGAGGATATGTAAAGTCATCACCCTCTTTTACAAGCCATACTGGATATACAGTGTCTACATTGTTTCCGAACTGCCTTAAAAGCGCATCATTTCCGTCACCCTCGACACCCATTTCAACCATTTTCACCCACTGCCCGCCAACTTGCTTGCTTCTGAGCTGGAAGAAAACCTCTCTCGGCATCGCATTAGCATTAAGTTTAAGGCTTGCGCACTGAGCAACAACCTCTCTCAGATTGGAAGTATTAAGGTTGTTCATATCAGTCTTATCCGTATTCTGCACAAGCTGATAAATTGCTGACATTGCGTTCATTGCACACTGTTTGGAATATTCATCGTACTGAACACCATTCTGCTCAAAATCCCTTGAAACGAGTCCAGTGATTGTATTTGTCCACTGGCTCAATCCAGTGGTAAATTCTTGTTTTTTAGCAACTTCATTTTTCTCTGCCATTTAGTTTTCCTCCGCATCTGACTTTCCATTTGCCAGTCTAATCGCAATTCTGATCGCTTCTGGTCTTGTGAATCCTGATTCTTCAAACGCCGTAACCATATCTTTAAAAATACTTGCCATAGCTCCAAACTCATTGCCAGGTTCACTAATGTTTGTTCTTGTCAGTCTTTCAAATGCCAATTTTGCACCGATTCCGAAGTCAAATTTATCTTCTGGACTGCATTTTGCAATCCCTTTTCTGCCTGTCGATTTATCCAGAGCGATCACATCATTGTATTTTCTGTAAATCACAATGCACTCTTTAACTGGTTTTAGTGAATCTGCAAATGCTGATCCGGAAACGAAACTTCCAACTAAATCTTCTTTCACATTAGTTACCACTTCATACTTATATTCGCCGTATCCCAAATCTTCTGTAATTTTGATCACATTGCCTTTTCTGGTAGTTTTTGTGACCTTATACAGCTTTCCAACTTCAAACTTCATATTTAGCCCTCCTGATCTTTTCCATCACCATCAAGTAACACATCCAGAAGCATTCCGAGGAAATCCGGCATTGGTTCTTCGTCCTGCTCCTCACTCTCTTTTTCGTCACCCAATTTTTCTTTTAACTTTTTAATTCCATCTTTAACATCATTGATTGAATCAAGTAGTTCTTCCTTTTCCGTCATTGCTGACCGGCGAACAATCTTATTGATCCATTCGTCTGCATCTTCTTTCGACATATTTTCTTCAAGCATTTTTCTGACGCTTCTAAGAATTTCTTTTGTCTCATGAAGTATAAGTGGAACACGTCCCTCAATCTGTCCTATTCCGTTTTCAAATTTAATCATCCTATTTATCCTCGCTTTCTACTTTTAATTCCTTATCATCGGTTACCGTCAAATAAATCATCTGTGAATCCATGTCTGGAATATTAAAGTCATTAACGCTTTCTGCATTGTCCATGAATATCGGACAGCTAACTTCATACAGATTTGATAATGAACGTATAATGTCTAACCCAGCTACAATTCTGTGACCATTGTTAAGATCGGACTTTCGAACTCCTTTTATCGTACATTCGCACGTTTCTTTGATTCCGCCATTGATCTGCTCTGCAAACAGCTTGAATGATACAATTTTGAACATTCCATTGATCTTATCAGAAATCATATTCATTTTTGTTCTGATGAAATCTTCCACAAGATCAATCATTTGTTCCTGATCTGCAATTTTCTGTCCGACCGCTTTCTGTTCAGCTTCCAGTTCAGCGATACGAGCTTTAACTTTTGTGTTATCTGCTGCCATAATCTTTCCAGTAATTTCAGCAATTTCATTTTTCAAAACCGCTTTCTTCGTTTCAAGTTCTGCTTTTCCAGATGTATCAGCACTCATAACTTCGATCTCTTTTTCAAGTACCGAGATTTTCTCGACAGTTGCCAGGTATTCAGCATTTTCAGAAACATCAGCCGTAATTGGATACTTACTCAGCTCTTCTTTGGCTTCATTGTGCGTTTTTTGTGAATCTACGAGCTTCACACTTTCTTCTGCCATCTGGTTACGAAGTTCCTCTTCTTTTGCCTTTAATTCATCCCTAAGAGCAGCTGACTGCTTTCCGTCTGCTTCAATCCGAGCCAGATTTTCAGCACGCTTTTTTTCAAAAGCTTCTTTATCTTTTGCGTATTTCGTTTCATATGTAGTTTTACGGACCTCATAATCAGCAATCTTTTTCTGTTTAATTTCTTCCGGCAACGCCTGTCCGCAAGTAGGGCAAATAAGAGCATCTTCTGTCAGAGGTTCAAGCGGTGTAAATGCCGGATAAGCTTTTATCTTTTCGGCTTTCCATTCAGCAGACAACCGCTCTGTTCTTGTTTTCTGTGCTTCGTATCTGCTATGTGTCGCATTGATTTCATCTGAAAGCATTGCAATTCTATGATTTACGTCTGCAAGGTTCTTTTCAGTAGCAGCTACTTTCTCTCTTGCTACTCTGGAATTTTCCATAAGCTTCTGATTCTCTGCGTTCTGAACCTCTGACAGATGCAGTTTAAGGTTCATAATTTCTTCACGCTTGGAGTTAATCTCTTCCAATTTGTTGTTACCACCAGAGATTTCATCTTCTACTTTCTGCAGAGCCACTTCCTTGGCTGCTTTTTCAACTTCTAACGCTCCAACATCAGCAATCACAAGTTGTTTGGAGATTTCATCAATACGCGCCGGAATCTCAACCATATCCTTATTCAATGCCGTTTTCGCTTTGGTGTATTTCTTCAAAATATCTTCCGTGCTGGCAATTCTCAGCTCCGGAATCAGTTTTGTGTATCTCTCACCGAATGTTTCAGCGATTTCCGCATCAGAGAACGTTCCAACAAACTTCATCAGAATCTCACGCTGTTTTTTCCATGGTAATGCATTGAACGCCGCCGGATTGGTAATCAGTGTGAAAATATCTTCATCAATGATACCGGCAATAAAATCTTTGAAATCTTTCTGACTTTTTGGATATCCGTTGATTCCAAACTCATTGATATTGCCCTGTAATTCTGTAGTGCCGGTCCCACGTTTCTTTACCCATTTCTGCTTCTGGACTTTCTTTAACTCATATTCATTACCATCTACAGAAATCTTCGATTCTACGGAAATCTCAATGTT